TGATCTTTTTCAATTTAGCTTGATGTAGGGCTTCTCTCTCTTCTTCATGACGCCTAATATATGCTGGGGTTTCTGGCTCCGCTGCACCTATTTCCCCAACTTTATTCCAAAATTTTCCGCGTTCAGTTCTTCCGCGCTCTCTATGGAATTTACCATAATCGTCAGCTATCTCTCTGAATTCTTTGGCGGCTCTCAAAGTCTCGCGAGGATCGCCAACCATATCATATAATTCTCTAAGAGCTGCCAGCATTTCCCGCTTGCGCTGCCTATCGGCGTCCGTCAAACTGGGATCTTCCAGCTCATCCAATAAGCCCTTTTCAACTCCACGCATTTGCTGTTCAAGTTCGTGCGGATTGGAAGGCTTGAATGATAACCTAACTGCTTCGCTTATGTCTTCTGATTGAGTGCGAGATTTAATGAGCTCGATGTGCTTTAGCCTTCTCTTTGCAGCTTCAATTTGTTCTTGAGTCGATTCTGGATTGTTGATGATCGCGTTTTCCCTATCAATTATTTTCTGGATAGTGCCCTCTTTGCCGCCGACGTCAGGATATTTCATGCCCAACTTCTCGGAGGCTCTTTTCATTAACTCACGTCTTTCTTCCTGTGATGGCTCTTTCTTTTTCCTACCAAATCCAAATAATTCATTGACTACATCTGGGTCTTCTGTAATCTGATTGGCGATGAATTCTACGTCTTCTGATTTCTCTCCAGAGCCGCCTACCTTTTTCTTCATGAATTCCCAGCCCTTTTTGGCGGCTCCCATTCCAGCTCTACCAGCCAATTTGGCAGCGCCAAGCCCAGCCTTACCGGCCAATTTGGCACCCTTCACCCCAGCCTTGCCAAGAAGCTCCGCGCCCTTCTCGACACCTTTTTCAATATCAGATGCCAATTCAGACCCAGCTTCCCTTGCACCTTGAGCTAATGACTGCGCAACCCCAGGTGCCGCTTCTCTCGCTTTTTGTACGGCTTTCTGCGCCCCTTTTTCCATTTTAGACCCAATATCCCGCAGGACACCATCAGAAATGGCGTCCTGAGAGTTTTCCATGAACGGTGCTATTTTACGTATATCGTACAATTAGTATGCCTTTCTCCACTTCCTTGGTCCTTCGGGATGTTTGGCTAAATATCTTTTAAGCCTCGCCATATCGGGCTCACCCTCGCCTTCCCAATACCACTCATTGGTCTTGGGATCCACTGTCCATCCACCCAATTCATCTAGATCATCTTCCCTTATTATCGATTCACCAACGGCTTCTTCCTCTTCGCCTTCGCCTTCAGCTGTCTCTTCTAGCTCTTCACCAGCCTCTTCGGCTTCCTCGGCCTCGCCGAACTCACCCTCCATCTCTTCCTCGGAAGCGATGGCCTTCTCGATCATGGCGAGGGCTTCTTCATCCACACGCTCTTTCAGTGCTTCGAGGAATTTGGCGAGTTCGTGTTTGGTGATGGGCTCTTCCTCTTCCATCTCCTCCTCTTCGCCTTCTTCACCACCAAGCCCAGGAGGTAGACCTTCCTCCTCTTCGCCGGGGCCTTCTTCCTCACCAGGTCCTTCCTCGCCGCCGAATGGAGGAGGGCCTTCCTCGCCGCCGATCATCGGCGGCTGTTCCTTCACAGTCTCACCGCCCTTGGCAGCCTTTTCTGGCTTCTTCTCTTTCTTTTCCTTCTCTTTCTCCTCGTCTGCTTCACCAAGCATCTGGCCGGAAATTGGCTGAAGCAGACCTGTCTGCAGAGCCAGAAGGAAATTCTCGTCACCGACCTTATCCTTCCACTGGCTCTCGGTAAGGACCCGCCCGCCAGATGCCACATCCATCATTCTGTGGGTGCGCCTGGTCAGTCGGCCTCTAGCAGATTCCTTGATCAGCTTATAAGCCTTCATGTTTTTGCTCTCCATTTGGTTAGCCTTTTTTGGACGATCCGCTGGGGAGCGCACGAAAAGTACGCGCTCTCCTTTATGTTCCCTTGATATATTTTCTTCTAATTCCTCATGCTCGCGAGGAGGAAGATATTTCTTGGTATGCATGGGGTGTGGCTCTTCTGGAGGGCCAGTCTCGTGCTCTATCTCTTCTGGCTCTCGCAGCCCGCAACCTTTGCAATACCATTCAGATTTCTTAGGGTTCCAGACTGTCTGGCCGCCACATTGCATGCATTTGCCAACGCGCCTGGCGGAACGTCTGATTTGTTTTGTGCGCGGATCCCAATAGAAATCCTCGTTGACAGTTGCTTTGTTTGGGCAGCCATCCGTGCCGCAAGACTTATCCGGACCGCACTCACCGCCGCATAACTTGCACTTATGCTTGCCCTCTTTGCCTTCCTCGGTCATTGGCGCGTCGTCTGTGATAGCTTCGCCGCCCGCAGCTGTCTTTTCTTTTTCGCCGGTCTTCTTGGCAGCAGCCCGCTCTTTGCGCCAATCCCAAACGCCACCCTTTTCGCTCCAATCTTCGGTGGTATCGGGATCCTCAGACACAAGACCCGCTATTTTCTCAATGTCCTCGTTCTTTTTGCCAGTGAGCATCGCTTGTATCTCCGGATTCACCTCTCCCTTGGAGATCTTGCGCTGAATTTCCGCTTCCCTGCTCTTTAATCTCTCAGGCGCTTTTCTCTTTTCGGGTTCTGCTTCCCAATATCCAACAGCTGGCTCATCTGGAGTACCTTTGTAGTATTCCTTCCAGCGCATTTTCCGACCGCCAGCCACATCTTTTTCTATCTGGGAAGGTTCAGGTAAATTCCTGCCGTAAGAGCCGCGCCCAGTAACACCAGGATCCTCGCTGATAATATCGGCTATATCGTAGATGTCTTGATTCTCTTTCGGAGCCCAAGGATGCTTTTTCAGAACCGATAACATCTTGATTACCCTGTCGATCTCTTCTTGATCAAGGCTCTTCATTATAATATTAACTATTTCACCAACGCTCTTTCTTGGCTCATCTATTATCTCAGTTGTCCCAAGCTCAGGCTGATCGACCGTAGTCTTTTCGCCTTTCCTCAGAGATGGGTAGATTCCGAATAGATCATCATATTTTTCTGCTGCCTCGAATAGGATATCAATAGCACGCGGGTCGAGAAATTTGTCTAGAATGTTGACTAATTCGCGCTGAATATCTTCCTTCTTAGTCTTCTTTTTCTTAACGTGACCAGGAAGCCCTTTATGTTTCGTCTTTGCAAAATCACGCGCAGATTTCTTCGACATCCCTTTGGCAGCCTTGGCCACCGCCGGAGATGCTGGCTTTCCGCCCTTCTTTGCGGCGTAAACCATCCCCATAAATTTCTGCTGTGCTTTGCTTTTAGCTGGCATAGAATTCACCAAGCAAGTGCGCTTTGAATGTCTCAACTAGCAGCCGCTCGGATTCTTCTCTGATATTCTTTGGCGCGTTGCGCCTGATCTTTTTCAATAAGCGGTCCCGGTTTTCCCTGATAGAGAGATAAGAGCCTTGGACGCTGGGTTCAGCAACAATATCGAATGTTACAAAAGTGAAACCCGGCAGCACCTGGTATAGTTCTTTCCCCTCATGGAATGTCGTCTCCATATCCCCAACGCCGCGAGACGAAATTCCAAGCTGTACCTTGCTTTCTATAAGCGCCTTGGCGATAGCGCCCATCGGCGTCTTTTCTAGAATTTCCATCTCACCAAAGACGACGGCATTTTCCATCCATAACCTGGTGAGAAGGTGCGACACCCTATCCAAATGGATCTTAGCATCTGGCGGGTGATCGAATTCGCCCATGACGCGGCGTGATTTGATATCCTCTTGAATCTCAGTGACAGCGTGCTTCAAGATATCAAAAGGATATACTCTACCATTAGCGTTTGGGCGGTCAGCGTACTGGAACTGACCGCCCAATTTCATCACTATCCCAAGCCCCTTGCGACTCTCAGTGATTGGGGCATCGATAAGTTTTAAGGGCATTGTATCTTGAAGGAGGGTATGGCAACCGATATTGCCCGTTTGAGAGGCAACTAGACGGCTGACACACCCTCCTTCGCATTGCCTGCATGCCATCATTAGTCCTCTTCAGCGGCTTCCTCGGCTTCCCCGGCTTCTTCTTCGGCTTCCTCGGCGGCCTCTTCTGCCTCCTCAGCTTCCTCCTCTGCCCCTCCGGCGGCCTCTTCTGCCTCCTCAGCTTCTTCCTCTGGACCACCAAAAAGTGGAGGGGCTTCCGCGCCCATTGACGCGCCCATCATCGGTTCGACCGCCGCTGCTGGCGAGAGTTCCCCCTTCTTGTCCATGGTGGTGACGATTGCGTCGATTACCTTGTCAATGCTCTCGTCGTCGGCGAAGACTGCCAGCATGCTCTCTTGCAATGAGGCCTTCTTTTCGTTGTAGGTCATCTCCAGCAACGTGGAGATGTACTGCTTGTGTAATTGCGCCTGAGGATCATTACCCTCGAAGATGGCCTTCCTCAGGATTTCGACCGCCTCTTCCCAGGCCTCTTCCTCTCCGGCCTCTACAGGCTTTTTGCACTTGATACACTGGCCTCTATCGTTTTTCACCACGCGGCCTGGGCACGTGCACAACCCAGCAGCCGCTCTCTTTTTCTTGTAGTCCGCACCAGATCCGAGGCTGGCGAATACATTTTCCAATTCTTTTTCTTCGCCAGCCCTTGGCGCGCCTTGGCCGATCGTCTTCTGGAACGGATTTTCGAGATCTAATTTCTCTTTTGCCTTTCTGATGGCCGCAGCCCTTTGCACTGGATCCTTTATCGCCATCAGCTTCTGTACCTCACTCTCCTCGGTTTCTTTAAGAATTGTGAGAATGGTGGCCACATCTTCTTTTGTCAGCCATTCATTGATGGCAGACTTCTTGTACCCCATCGGCCTCATGCCCACCGTTGGGCCTTTGTATTGGGACTCTACCTGGGCGAATCCTTCCTCGCCATAGTTCAAGAGTTCGTCTCTCTCCACCTCATCCATATAATCAGAGTGGATGCTCACGAACTGCCACGGATCTTCTTTCAGCCGCATGTGCAGGTCGGCGACATCTTCTCCAGTGTCGTCTGAGATCCTCATCAGCACGTCGCGAATGGTCGGCTGCGCCGGAAGATCCGCCGTCAAACCGGGGCTGTCAGGCGAGGTTAAAGTGCCCTGGTCGCAGGAGGTGCAAACATCTCCCTCTTCACCAACACCAACTGCATCGCAGAAGTCACACCTCAGCCTCTTCCTTGGTCTTGGCTCCCAATCCCATTCATACGCCTCAACGATCTTGAGAGCGTTCTTTAGCTTCGGATTGGATTTGGCGTCTTCCTTGAGCTTTATGATGGCCTCTGCAATCGATGCAGCGGACATCTTTTTGCCTTCCATGTATGGATGCAGGATCGCTGCCACATCCTCCGTGGTGGGCTTCTTGTCGCACTCGCACGGATCGCAGCTGCACTTTTCGCACTTGGTACTTTCTTCTTTTTCACCCTCTTCTTTTTTGCCGCCCTTCTTCCATTGCGCCTTGAATGCTTCCGGTACCTCACCCTTGCCTTCAGCCACTCCACCCTTCTGGGCTTTGTGCTTGGCTGGCGTTAATTTGTCGTCCTGGTCACCAGACTTCAGCTCGGAAGCAATGGCGGCATCAAGTTTGCCATAGAATTTCCCGCCGCTTTTGTATTGCTTGCCAGTCCCAGGTTTCACCTTCTCCGGGTCGCCGACGCTCTCGGCCACGCCCTTGCCTTGTGGCCTGCCCATCTGCGCTCCGCCAGTCTTTGGCTTACCGGCGTCGGGGTCATCTTCGTTTTCGGCTGGCAATCCAGCATCGCTGAGCTTTTTGCCTTGGACGCCCTTTCCACCCATGTGATCCATTTTCTGCCCAGTCCCGCTGGAGTAATCGGCTTCGCCGCCATCCTTAGAAGCCACACCTTTCCCCTGAGGCTTGCCCATCTTGTGGTCGCCTGAGGCTGGCTTGGCTGATGGTGGAGAGGATGGGGCCTTCCCACTGGTAGGAACGCCATGACCGCTGGGTTTCCCCATAGAGGCACCATATGCCTCATCGATCTTCACATCCTCTCCATACTCGATACCGGCGTAGGGGTCGGAACTGTCAACGGAATCGTCAATGACATCCTCGCCGGTCTCGATCATGACGTTGCGCAGCGATTCGAATTGCTCTCGTAGCTGTGAAGCATCCAGCTCTTCGCAGCGCTTGATGTAGCGAGCAAACTGCCTGTTGCAGTCATCGAACCCATCTTCTGCGAGATAGATGTGCCCATCCGTCTTCCAATGATCCAGCTCGCTGGACAGCTGCTGTAAGGTCATCTCTTCGATGACAGCAGCCTTTATCTTCTTGGACTCAGGAAGGCCTTCTTCCTCCTCTCCTGGAGGCTTCTTGCCTTCCTCTTCCTCTTCTTCACCGCCCTCAAGACCAGGTGCTCCAGGAGCTCCGGCAGGGCCGCCACCGGGGCCTCCAGGGCCTCCACCTGGGCCTCCAGGGCCGCCCAATCCACCAAGGCCGCCGCCACCCAACCCGCCTCCGCCCCCGCCCTTAGACGGCAAGCTTACTGCCGCACCAGCCGGTTCGGCGGGGCCGCCAGCTGCTGGCCCCTCATCGAGCCCAGGAATTTCGGTGTAATTCTCAAGAGTGACGATTCTATCCACCAGAGTATCCGGAATGCTGCACAGCAGCTGCTCAGCCTCAAGGATAATCTCTGTGCTCGGTTCTGGCTCTTCCAATTCTGCAATCATGCTCTCGACCTGGTTGGCCAGATCTTCTTTGCCTTCCATCTTTGCGATGATGGAATTGATCACTTTCAAGGTGGTCAGATAGGCCTTGGCTCTGGCAGACTGTACGTCCAGCCCCTCATTGAGGATCTTGCCAAGGAAGGCATCATAATCTGCAGCGAAATTATTGGATGATTCTAATAGCTTAGCACTGTGGAGTAGTTCGGCGTTCTCTGCCTTCAGCGCCGTCTTTTCCCACGATTCGCATATGTCGTCCTTGTTGACCTTCAGATTCGTGCGGTATAACAGCGTCGCCACATCTTCCGCAAGAATCGAACTAAATTGTCCTGTTGATGCCAACGCATTATCAACCAGCCGCTTGGTCTCATCGGCAGTCAATAGGCTGAATTCCTGGTTCTCTTTGAGGAACTTGGCTGCCAGCTGTACAGATCTCTGGACGTTACCGACTGACACGTTTCCTGCAATGTTCTCGATAAGCTTCTTATAGGAATCCGAGCGCCAGGCGCTCTCAGCGACGGATTTCATGTGGTGAGCGACTAGCCTGCGCCTTGTCATCTCGTTGATTGGAATGTCGAATTTCTCGCCACTTTCTGGGAACTCGCAGCGTAGGACTTTACCATCTTCGTCTAATTCAACGAATTCCGAAATCGCTTCACAGAATGCCTCTGTAATAGCCGGAATATTCACCTTACCACTGTTTGATTCCACAGCAATATAGTGCGCTGCGCCATCTCTGGTTGTGACCCAACCATTATTGGGGATCACAGATGGCCTGAATCTCTGCACTTCGATGGTTCTGAATGCCTTATCTGCTCCTTTGAAATCATCTCGCGACAAGCATTCAACGAGATCGTGGCAATGCTTTTCGAAAGACTCTGATTTCTGCTCATCAACAATCGTGATTGGTCTGATATTGGAGATTTCGATCTTGCCGCCACTCTTCCTGCTGAGATCAGCATGGTAGTAATGGTTCTGATCGACATCTTCGAATATCAAAGAATTGACGTCCAACGATGTCAGACGAAAATTCTTGTTCACTTTCTGCCCGATAGCCTTGATCGAATCTTCGAAGAAGACTATTCTAGCTTGAGCTGAAGTGTTGATTGCACGCAGAAACTTCCGTGCATCCATAGTAAGGGATGCCGGATTTGTGTTCTGATCTGTGCCTGCCATGCTTCTTTCTCCTAATCTTTTGGGTAGAATTGAATTATCCACACCTTGTGGTCAAATATTTGAGAGTTTTGTTAACCTAGTCTATATTTGCTGGAATTGATTCGTCTGTATCTGGCTGCGTAGAAATTAATAGCAATTCTACAGATTTCTTTACTTCATCGACTTCATCTGATGGAATGGTGCTCTCGACTATAATCTTTTCTTGTTGATCACCACCGGCAGGCAACATATCCAACTCACCATTATTCAATAAATACCCAAAACCTGAATCATATTTAACTGGCTCGCTCAGCGATTTGCCATTCTTGGATTCGAATAATGCTCGCTCTAAGTCATATTTATAGCCTTCGAGCTTAGGAAGTCCAGGTGGGCCGCCTTCGGGGCCGCCGCCTTCGGGGCCGCCGCCTTCGGGGCCTCCTGGGCCTTCGCCCTCTGGCGCTGCCATGGCAGCAGCCATCTTTTCTTCTTGCATCTGCCTAATTTCTTCATCTGTCATGTCAGTGAATCTTTTTAGAATCCACTCATCCGGGAATAGTTCAGTGCCCTTCAACGCATCGATAACATCGGCCCTGGAAGACCACGTTTCAATTCTGTAAAGCTCATCGATCGCTGAGCTAGCTGTCATATTCAATGAAAATGCTTTTATCTCACGCTCTGAGTAGCCCTTCAAAGCAAGATGGATGATGGCTACTTTCTTTAGACCCATCACCACCTCTCTCTGGATCCATTGCACTGCCTTTGCAAATTCTGGGGCTACTTGAGATAATGATTTAGTTTCGTTTTCGCCTGGCTCTCCAATTCCGACACGGCTAAATGGAATTTTAAGCCCGGCTACCATCTTCTTCTTGAAATATTCTATGTCGGCAATCTGATCAAGATTTTCAGCGCCAGGCAAAGTGTCTACTTTTGGGCCGGTTCCATCTGGGCGCTGTGGGAGCCAGAAATCGTCTTCTTGAATGAGAGGATGCCATCTTTCATTCACATCGCCGGTAGCAGGATCAAAGAATCTTTTCTTTTTGAATCTGCTGGCGATGCGTTCAATATAATTTGGCACTTCGTGGGTTGGGATTTGACCAACTGGAATTGTGAAGATGCGTTTTTCCGGGGCTCTCGTGAGGCGATAGATGATGGCGGCATCTTCCATCAATCTCAATTGTTTGAAATGCTTGCGCGATCCATTTAGTATGGATTTGCCATATGGGTGGAATATATTTTCAAACGATGTGAGCCTCATGTGGACAACTTGCCACGGATGAAAGAATTCCGGTCTTGCGGCAAGTTCGTCTTGATAGAAAAAGCCGATTAGATCACCAAATTTTGTCTGAACTCTTGTGAAATTATAGACATTCATGAACCTGAGGCTTGCTACGCCATCGCGGTTCTTGGTAGTGACTATTTCCGCTGGAAAATCCCCATACTTGCATAGATATCTAATTATTGGCCTTATCGTATTATCCAGCAACAGAATGTCGTAGAATAATTCTTCGATCTCGTCCTTAACGGCCTTGGTATCAGCCCTGACCATTACATTGTGTTTAATTTCTGGGTCGATCAGCGATGCTTCGTCTGCGTATAAATCGAGCGCGAGAGACATCTCCCCAACTTCATCCATCTGATCGTAATCTTTATATCTTTCGAGCCTGTTGATGTGTAAGTTAGTTTGCTCAAGCAGTTGGTGCTGCGTGGATAGATTAAGAAAATCTCCTGAAGCTAGCAGCCTGTTGATGGACGACTGGTCTGTGAATAAATTGTCCGCTCTAAATACATTGATTCTCTTAGTAAACGCTGCAATTCTATCAAATAATTGCCAGCTCATCCTACCTCCGCTGGCCCTTCTTTGGCCAATCTAGTTGATTCCTCTTAAATTGTATTGTCTTAATATTATTTTTGGCCTGGCTACTCACAGCAATGCCGCCAAGCTGATGTTGGAATCGCCTTATTTCAGTGTCAATATTAATTTTTCCTGTCGGTGATTCGCTGCTAATGCCCATCGGCGCAATTAAATCCCTGGCACCACCGCTCTCAATAAGCTTATCATATTTATCAAGCGCACTATCCGCAGTCGGATCACGCAGTGGCACGTCCATGTTATGAAATGGTAACAATGTTTGATTAGATTTTTTAATAACATCAGATATCCCAACCAGCGCTAATGCCGCTGAGATAACCAGATCGTCTGTGTTACCAGGCCCTGGTTCCGCTCCCGTTTTGTTTTCATTTAGCTGGACATATATCATCGCTTCTTTGTGGAATCTGCTCGAATAAATGGCGTAGCCACCCTCCCCAAGCCCATCTATTAATGATTTATTTAAAATTAGCTTGCTGCTCCCCACAGTTGCAAACCCAAGATGTCCGGCTTTATATTTCAAATCGGCTCGTTTGCGGCGACTCCTGTACATGTTTGGGTATGCTAAATCTTCGTATAGCTCTTGGCATGTTGCTTTGCCAATCCCTGTATTCTCAACAACAGCGCAAGCATTGTTGTACCATCTGCCTATGTAATCTATCATTTTGGCAAATATCTTGGGTCTAACTTTAGCTCGAAGTTCTGCTACTTGTTCGCCCTCATTTAGGTCAAAAACTTCTATTGCACTGAAGTCATTCCCTTCCCCAGTGGCAGTATCGCATCCCATAATATATAAATGGCCAGTCTCAGCTGCTTTCTCGTTGCCTCTTTCGTCTATTTCAATCTGATGTCGTACTGGCTCTTTCCAAACCCATAAATCATCTCTAAAATCTAATATGTCTCTTTCGCCAGTGATCGGATTCACATATTGGACTTCACCAACCGTCTTATATTCCTTCCCATATTGCTCCACAGAGTTTCCTATGATAGAAAGTGTCTGTCGCGACAAAACAGTATGGCCAGTGCCTATGAATTCCGCCAGCACCTCTTGCCTATACTTGCTATCGTCGCCTTTTTCGGTTAAGTTTCTATATTCTCTTTCAAGCCAGGGGCTCCAATAGGGACCATACTTTTCCATCTCGTCCCTAGTCTTGCATTTCCTTAATCCCCTAGTTGGGGCTATTATTCTGTGCTCTCTTGCCAGCTCATCCCAGTACGGTATCTCCCATGTCATATCCCACCAGTTTATTATGATGGGGTTAAAATCATTCATGTTGGATTCTGCATCAGTCCAGAAGCGCCAATACCAATTACCAACGCCTTTAGTAGTAGAAATAACAATAACTGAGCCGCCATGCTGGAGCGTCGGCCACCCACCGGCCCACATGTCATCCATGTGCGGCATGAAAGCGGCCTCATCGATGATATTCAACGATGAGGCATGTGATCTCAGTGTTTCTTTGCTTGAGGTCAAGCTCTTTATTTTAGAGCCGTTTGGGAAACTGAGTTCGTGTACATTAGATTCTGCTACCCATACCTGTTTCATCCAGTCGGGTAAATTGTCATATGCTAGTTTGACATTCTTTCGCAGATAATCCTTTGCATCAAGATCGCGCTTGGAGACGATTAATATAGTCTTATTATTAAAAAACATTGCATACCACAATGCGAAAGCTCCCGTAAGTGTTGAGATCCCGCACTGCCTGCATTTTTTGTAAATGTTTAATCTATTTTGGAGATAGGCATTGATGCTCTTGATTTGATAATTGAATAACCTGAACGGAATGATGCCAGCTTTTGGATGTTCTATTTTACAAAAATTGTTGATAAAGAATACGGGATCCCTCTGACATTTTTTGATCAATTTCTTGAGCTGTGCTGGTTTTACGCTCATGGTTCATCATTGAGAAGGTCTGATAGATCAACTGTCATATTTTGTTGCATGATATTTGTATTCTTGGTGGATGAAATGATTTTAGCAAATGCATCAAGTAATTTAATAATATTAGAATTTGTGTCTGCTTTCGTTTTTAAAGCAGACACAAGGCCCATCACGACGAACTCTGGCGGCTTCCTAGTGTTAATCATCATGTCCCTAAGCCGCTCTATTGTATCGCCAACCTCGTCCCGATCACATGCAAAATTATGCAGTATCCTATCTGTGACATCGTGGAATTTCTTTAATATTATCTTGATGTCGTTCGATATGTCTTCTTGTTCAGGTTCTTGCCCTGGGATCGCAGCAGTAGGAACGATTTCAACAGGAGTTGTGGGAGCTGGCTCTGTTAGTGGTGCTGGCCCCGTCAATGGTGCAGGGGTATGGGAGGCACCCGGCAGAGGTTCCTGCACTTCTTTTAATAAATTCTCAAGCTCTTCATCTACGTGTTGATCTTGATCTGGCTTTTTATTGGATTCTTTTGTATCCACTCTACGAATCCTAATAATTCTTGCGCTTCTACGTCACGCCTCTCTTTTATTGCTCCTTCTATGCTTACTTTGGCCGCCATAACTTGTTCTGGCATAAATCCTCTGAGTGATAATTTGTCCATAACAGCGTTGGCGAATTTCAATTCCTCAATTGACATTGTGTCAGCGCGACTGTCGTCTTCCAACAATATTTGTATCATGTTCTTTTTGGACTCCAGGCTCTCAGCCTGACGTTCTTTTCGACGCCGATCTTTTTCACTCTTATCTCTCTTAACTTGAACCTGGCGACCCACATCCTTCACGCGCAATGGAACGTCCTTGGCATGTTTCATGTGATGCTTCTGCTTGATTGATGTATGCTTCCTAATCTTGCGCTCAGGCGTGCTATCATGTGATAGAGGAGCCACTCCCTCTTTAACCGCATATTTGGTGGTCTTCACCACATCAACGCCACCCTCATCATACTCAGATGGCTTGATGGTAAGGCTACGCAGAATGGTGTCGTCATAGGTCCCAATTACATCAAAAACAGCCCCGTGATGCTTCGTTGGAACAATAATGGCTTGTTGGGCCAATTCATCATCCAATCCCTCTATCAACGACGCGTCAACAATCGCGAATTTATTGCTCGGCGCAATAAATTCCTCTTCAAAGTCTTCAGGCTCTTCTGGCTCATCTAATAGATCTTGTTTGTCTTCCTCTTCCTTTATGCCTCTGGTCAAAAGAGATAGTTTCTGGCGCAATTCGTCTGATAACCTATCCTTATACTCCTCATAGAATGCGAGCGGATCATTCAAGAGAAAATCTTCTAATCTTTCGACCTCCTCTCCAGTTAATTCCGCAATAGCATCAGCAATTTCCATCAACGCTTGTTTTACTGCCCCCTCTTTGATGCTCCAGTCCGAAACACCTTCTGTCCTATCTGCTGGCGTAATAGCGCCGTTTGCATCTGGTCTATTTGGGATGTCGAATTTATCGACTAGTAACGCCGACGTCCTAAGATGACATACGGGCGTGTTAATCTTCAGTGTTCCAGCAGCTTTCCCATCCGATATTTTGTCTATGACAATTGCGTCGTCGCTTGATTTCCTAAACCATAGTTCAAAGCCATCTTTGCCACCGATTTTAAGAATGGCCTTGGGCTGGTCATGCAAATCCATTTTGGAACCAACACGCCGCACGTCTTTATTGTAGGCCTTTTTCAGCTGCTTCTTCACCATTTTGGCAAAGCCAGCCAAGTATGATAAAGACTGATCTGCTTGTTTTTCATCAGTCATAGTCTTCCTCTTCGAATTGTTTGTGAGATCTTTTTATTCTGCCATCCTTATGCTCCGCTTCTTCACTAGCCGGAGCATCTGTGAATTCGAAACTTCGTAGCCTCATTTGTCTTAAAAAATTCGATATTTTAGGTCTCGATAGACCAGACTTTGAGACTAATTTTCCGATTAATCCCTCATGTGGTTTGTCATCCTCGTCGTATAGCTCCCGCAACGCATCGAGAATGCGCACATGCTCTTTATTATATTTGCATATTTCTCCTGCTTCATTTATAAATCTTTCGAAGATAATACTTCTTCTAATCATCTTGGTGTCTAGGTGCGTTTTATATGATTTGTAGTTCTTCTTGTCTCGCGTTTCCCTCTTGATGTGGGCAAGCATCACAGTTTTGGCTACTTGCGACCACATATTGAAGACTTTGGTGTGTCCAGGAGATGAGTCAAATTTGTATAGAGTTGATTCTATTTGAACCCAAGCCACTTGAAATAGATCGTTAAATGAAGCATCATCAGATCCTGGATATATGTTATGAAAGTTGTGTGTTCTAATAATCTGCCTAATTAATTCAGCTGCGTGCCCCATTATTTCGTCGCGCAGCTTGACATTTATGCAGCCATCATCAACATATCTTATTAACAATTGCTCAACTTTATGATTGTCAAAATAATATCCCTTGCGTTCTGCTTCAGTAGCCGGATCATCATCCAGCTCTATTTCAGGGATATCATCGCCTGGGTCTGGCAGAAGGTCTTTGTGTTCGGCCAATGTGGCTCCTTCTATACGGGTTCGATATATGTACTCCTTAGATATTTACGTTGCATGATTGCTAGGAATGAATTAGCGGGTTGGCTTGGGTCGGCGGAATCTTGAAGCTACATATTTAGCGCCGTCTATGGTGCAGTTACTGAATACGACGCTCGCCGGGTAACCCATAGATATTAGGGCTTTGAGCTGTTCTCTGCTGTGTTTGTATAGATAAAAGTTATTGAGGAACAAAAAGCTGAATACTCGCGCCCAGCCACGCTTATTGTTTCTGACTGCACGACCTAATTTCTGATCAAATTCAGACCAGAGCTTGCCGCCGCCGATGATGATAAGATTTTCAACGCCGCCAGCCAGATCTAACCCCCTCTTGATAATCTTACCACCTATCAGGCATTTCAATCTTCTTTCTTCAAATGCTTTGATTAAGTCCTTGCGCTCTGTTTTCGGCGTTTTGCCATAGATGAATGCCGATCCAGGTATCATTTCTGATAAATTAACGCCCAAATCTTCTATATTGCTAGTATCAAGCAAAATGAGAGTTCCATCATCAGGGAATGATTCTACTATTTTCAGCACTTTCTTATGGAAATCAACGCTATCAATAATGATTTCTCTCTCTGCTATATCAAAAGCAGTCTTATCTTGGGCGTCACCTTTCTCGCCATATGCGAACATATAAAATCTAACAGGTATGATGCGCCCAATCTTTTCAAGATCGCGCCTATTCGTAGTGCTTATTATGCTGCCAAGATTCTCTCTCAAAACCAAATTCTGCACAGGCTTTGCCTTATCGAATGGAGTGCCACTAAAACCATATCTTCTGCGGCCCTTATAGAAGAACCTGAATAAATTCAAATATTGCTTGCTTACAGCTTTATCGCACTCATCAACCATCAATAAATCAGCTCTTTTTACAAGCTCTTGAAACTGCTTGGATCTCTTTTTCCTCTTGCCATATGCCGAAGCATCATGCTTCGATAGCGATGCTGGTGGTGTTGATAGCGATTGTATAGAGCCAACCACAATGGATTGGCCATTCGGCGTCGAACCGCCGTAGAATAAACCAACCTCATCAATTACATCTCTAAGCTCCAATCGTTCCTTTATTTGTTCGATGATAATCCGTTGATCAGCTATTATGACAGTTGGGCATTGGCACATCTTGGCAATACCAGCCATAATTTCAGTCTTGCCAGCACCTGTAGGCGCAGATATTATGCCTATCTCATTGTTACAGGCAGCTTTGATTGCGTCAACTTGATGGGGTTCAAGAGTGATGCCATTAAGCATTGATACTGAAATATCATTGGCATTTGGTTTGATTGTTGGTTCTTCTCGATCATCTATTACTTGATATGGTATGTTCTTGAGGTCACATATATTGATCAATTCAGATAGGAACGGCAACGCTAGGCTCTGTTCTTTAGAATTGTATTTTCTATAATAACCATCCCATCCTTGCTGTTCAACATCAATAAATCTAATTCTTGGATGCCTTGCGCTAAAGTGGTCGAATAAGAACACATCTATGCTGGTGTCAATCTGTTCTATGAATATTTTATGGTTGTCTGCTATCCGTATTAACATAATCCTCAAATACGGAGATGGCGGGCAATTACGCCCGCCATCTCCAACCTCTACCCACCATGGTTGCTAAGCCAGCATTGCCACAATTTTCAGCAACGTGAATCCAGCATCCATTAGCTTTTTGGCGATCTCTGCGTCTCCGCTTTTGACACCCTCCGCTGCCTTCTTAAATACTTCAGCCGCATGGTCTACGGTGAAGTCATTCCTGTCAATATTCGGGTCGAGCCCTAAATCATCATAGATTCCCACAGTTGCCTCCTATTTCTTCGACTTTATCAGATCGTAGATGTCTTTGCCTTCTTTAATCCATTCTGGAATTTCTGTGATGATGCTACCCAAAAGATCTGCGTTTAGCGAATCATGCTTAATCGCTTCTTCGATCACCAACAACCAAGCTTTATTGATAGCAAGCTGTAGAATCAATTCATTTCTCTGATCGTTCCATGTCTTTTCGTCATCTTCTGTCCATTGTTTTCCCGTCGCCTCCGCATATGCTTTGCCAGCTTTCTTGAAATTGTCTAAAGCTCTGACAGCATTTGATTCTAGGTTGGTTTGGTTCTTTAGCGCAATCGCGTTGCCCGCTTCGAGATCTTCGAAGTTCTTACATCCGACGACAGCAACCAGCACTACCAATAGCGTTAGCTTCTTCATCGTTAACTCCTGGCTAAATGTACGCAATTGATGTTGTAGTCCGATGTTATATACGTGCCTTCCTTTGTGCTGAAAACAAATTGATCGCTCAAAGGCAACACAACAGGAATTCCGTATTTTGCATAATATTGAGATGGTATAATAGTTGCTGGCCCATAAGATAGAGCGCCGCCAACAGAAATCCTCGTAACTTTTACGCCTTCTTGGACTGTTCTACACACTTTATCTAACTCAATTATTGTTATGTTGTAATAGGGCAGCGATCTGATGCCATCAGGCGCAGAAAAAACGAAATTTGAGTCCTCAAAAAAGTTAGGATACTTAGCTTTATCGTCAGCCTCAAGTATAGAGATCCTTTCGAATGTGAGATCCCAGCCAACTGTGATTCTATGTGCTTGTATCATGGGTTCATTGGTCCTAGATATGGGCCACGAGAAGATTGCCCTGGTTGTCGTCTTACAGTCTTAGATGACTGGCCCTCTCGTTCTGCATCTTCTCCACTGGGTCCACGCGGATCGCGCACATACGGGTCATTAAGTGTCTTCTTCTTGCCTTCATACAACAATGATAACTTCATTCGTCGTACCTATATTTAATCAATGACTTGGCTTTCTCCTTTATTTTATCTGGCCTTACGTCTCTCAATACTCTTTCAAGTCTCTTGTGTCGATCGGTGTAACCCTTGCGTACCCATTCACCATACAAATCGGCTATTCTTTTAGCATGGGCTATGATATAATCCTGCATATCATATATTTGCAAGGAGATTATGGCGAGCAGCCACCCAATGAGGACCCACACCGAAGACATACTTCACATGGATAACGCTGTATGTGCGTGGAGCCACATTTCGGGCACGAATTCTCATCAATAACTTTCCTTAAGTGGACGGTTTTCTCCTCCAACTTCATATCTTCTTCGCCGCCGTTCTTTTTAATCTGGCCACATCGTATCTCGTGCAGAGGCGGCTTCCTGCGACAAAATGTGATATCTCCTTCATACTCAAGCATGGCCAGTTTGACGGCAAAATCGATGATGCTTTTGCAGTATGTGATATATTTATGGTCAGTTGAGCCGCCAGGCCCTCCTTCCTCATTTGCAAACGATTTTAGTATGTCGTCCAATGGCATGCCGTATTGAATGGCATTCGATATTGCTCTCGACGCCCACTTCATGGCGAGATAGAACGACGGATTGTCTTTCGTAACTTCTATCCATATTTCGGCCAACGAATTGTCTTCATACTCACCAAACTTAACGATGAATTTGTTATCGGAGCCCGATGGATTCCTAATGGTCACCTCGTGGCATTGCATGTTGCGCTTCTTGGGCGGTCTTTTACGAGCGCCCCTCAGATAAACCTTATCTTCCAAGATTGGGTCCCACCACCTGACGTCATACGGATTGATCAATGGTTGCGATCTTTTTGATCCATCCCTATAAACTGCAAGGCATTTAGTTCCACCTGGACAATATTCGCTGCCGCTACCTCTGCCATCATATGCCATCAGCATCGCTTGCTCTATGTCTCTTTGTGTAGCCTCGAATGGCATGTTCAGCGTCTTGCTTATGCCGCCAGAGATGAATGGAGAGACGGCGCACATCATTCTAACATGCGCTTGCCATCTCAAATATCGACTGCCAAATCCAGATCTAACAGCGCAATCAAAAACTGGCAAATGCTCGCGCTTGATATGGGGAGCGCCCTCTATTGTGCCGTGGCCACATATCCATTTTGTGGCATCAATATATTGGTCTTTAGTAAAATTCATCTGCTTAAAGACATTGACATCCGCATCTCTATTAGGAACAAGCCCTATGTTTCTAATAGATTCTGGTGATAATTTATTGAATGCGTCGCGCAATTGGATGGCAGAGTCAAGGTGGGCCTCTATGGCATCTACGTCTTTTTCAATTATGCCAGCTTCGAGCAACGATGTTCTATTAATATGGGGCGCGCCGTCAAGGGTGTTATTGCCAGCTACGTGGATTTCGATGTCGTCTATCTGATTTTCGGTATACCCAAGATTTATCAATGCTTGCCTAATTGACAAATTCACAATCTTCATCGAGCCGCCGCCCGATAACCGCTTTACTTTAACTGCAGAATAGTCTGGTTCAATGGCGGTGGTATCACATCCCATCAACAAGCCAACAGTACCAGATGGCTGTATCAATGTGACGAAAGCATTTCTAAATCCATGGCGCTTACCGGATGTGATCGCATTGTCCCACGATGTAACCATTGCTTTACTAAGATCCTTCGGGATGAGTGAATGGTTTATTTCCCATGGCTTAATTGTTATGCCTTCGTATTGCATCTGGCTTGTTTTGATGCTTCCAACCGACGCCACACGATGATTATTCAACACACGAAGCATGTCTTTCTTATTGCTCTTGAAATTCTCGAACGAGCCAAGCTTGCTAGCCAACTTGGCGCTCATCATATAACATTGTGCAGTCATCAGCGATGACACAGCAGCAGCTAGGTGACACGCAGCATCGCTATCGTATGGTATACCAAGCCTCTCAAGCACTGCGCCGAGACCAGTGTGGCCAAGGCCAGTGGTTCTGTACATAGCAGTGCCTTCGGCTAATTGCTTCGATGGCAACTGGGCGGCGTCGACTGATATGTCAAGTATCGTGAGCCAGTGCGCGCATGCGAAATTAAAATCATCTATTACCAGGCCTTTATTGTCAAATAGAGTCTGCAGATTGATGCTAGCCAGATTGCATGACGTATTGTCTTTAAAGACATACTCAGAACAGGGATTGGTGGCTCTTATCCTGCCATCTCTTGGACATGTATCCCACGCTTGAATGGTCGAATCATACTGAATGCCAGGATCGCCGCTTTCCCAACAGCATTTGACTATTAGCTTCCACAAGTCTTTGGCTTTCACAGTTCTAACCACATCTCCGGTGGTTCGACTGGTCATATCCCAATCTGCTTCTTCATCCAATATCAAAGACACGAATTCATCTGGTATTCTAACCGAGTTGTTAGAATTCTGACCAGATACTGTCTTATATGCCTCACCTTCCCATGCTGCGCTGAATCCTGCGGCGGCTAATGCTGCAACTTTCTTTTCTTCAGTCGCTTTCCATTTTATGAATTCTATAACCTCCGGATCATCCATGTCCTTTATCACCATTTTGGCCGCCCTGCGCTGTCCAGAGCCTGACTTTATGACACCAGCGCTCTTGTCATCTATCATCGCAAACTCTTGCGAGCCGCTTGCCTTACTGCCAGTTCTAAGGTATTCGTATTTCGATCTGATATTGCTGGTATTCTTCCCAGCGCCGCCTCCTATAGCAAATGCCTTAGCTTCGATTGTAAGATTGTCATAAATGCCGCTCTCATCGAAAAGCGAATCACTTGCGCCTAGAATGTGACATGCGTGTATGCCTGGATATTGATAGAAATTAGATGTTATCTCAACTTCTTTTGTTTCCGGATTATATCTCCAGAATCCTTTTTGGTCGCCTTCTATCCCGTAGGCCCAATAAAGCCCGGAATTGAACCATTGTGGCGTGTTCGGTGCGGCTATCTGGTTCGATAGCATATAAACAGTTTCATCATAAAATATTCTAGCATCGCTCTCAGCATCAAAATAACCGCCCATCCACCCCCAATATGTCCAAAATCCGGCAAGCCTATGGAACACCTGCTTGGCACTAATTTCGTGCGTAAAATATTTGTCAGATTTCACTCTCAATGCTGTTATTTTCTTCCTTACATCTTGTAGCTCTTCAGCGACATCCCTCTTATCGCATCTTAGCCTGAGATATTCTTCCTCATCTTTCAAAACTTTCAATTCAGCCCTTATGCTCTTCACTTCATTGGTTGGTTCGTTCCTTCTCAACCATTCAGGAACCGCCGCACCAAACTTATTCGTTTCATTGACTGGCACTAGCTCAATAGGTACTTCAGTCATTCTGAAGTATTTGGACGCCAAGATCTCCCGCGCATTGCGCCCGAAGCTAACTGGCACTTCTGCTTGTTCAATCTTGAATATGATTTCATTCGTAGATGCGTTCTTTATCTCGATATCTTCTTTTGCCCATTCGATGTATTCAAATGGATTGCGTCCGTTGGTAAAATGCCTCTTGAATTTCATAGTGGCACTCCTGTGTCTAACAAATCGTCACCTAATGACTCTTTTAATCTGTCCCTGTTTGACTTATCCATCAAAAATTTCACTCTCAATTTAAGCAGTTCAACTTCTGATGGCAGCAAGTCTCTATCTTTTTGGTGCAATCGCTGTAGCGCGAAAGCACACTTTTTCGACAACGACAACAACTCAACTGGCAATGATCCGTTGTTGATTGCGACAATCATGCGCGGATATCCACCGGGATTTTCCGGCAGATGAAGCGGTTGGTACTTTTCTATCTCTTGAGCAGCTTGCTTTACCAATTCGATAGCTGTATCGGTGGCTTCAACGCTAAGTTCAAGTCGCTTGGCGCAAACAGAAAAAATATCAGCCATGTTCAATATGGACGATCCACGATGCAATAGCTTACGATCCTTGGCGTATAATATGATCTCTTTCACCAGGGCTTGCATCTGATCTCTAGTGAGGCCATAGTCGCGTGCTTTATCTACAAATTTGCTGACGGCTCGGTACTGGTACGTTTTCTTAATATCGCCGCACTTTGGATCAGTTGTTCTCCTGCCGACAGACGACATTGCTTTTTTAAACCAGCCGTATATAAATAAAACGTCGTCCATGCAGCTCAAATACAAGAGGAGACAACATGAAGAAGGCAAAAGAGGAAGACCAGATGACCCCAGAAGAGAAGAGAATGACGGCTATATTTGATGCGCTAGATAAAATAAGAGCAGAGCATAACATAAAAGAATTGGTATTTATATTTAGAATGGATGGCACAGAAGAGCCATACTCATATCATCTTAATGAGAACAATAATCATCATTATGATGCTGCGAGATTGATGGCAAAAGCAATCAGATTCATGAAAGGCAAAATAGTGACAGAACTTGATTGCTAGTGCTTCTTATATTTCTGAACTGCATGGCCGAATATCACAAAAGCAAAACAAATTATTGCGCATAGCAATACAACCATCAGTCTCCAACCAATTTCTAGCTCCATTTTGGGACTGGTCTCCTACCTTCCATTACATCAAATATCTTAGCTATAAACTCTGGATCAGCTGCATAAATCTTTTCTGGGTCACTGTTGTAGCGTGGGATGCATCTCCACACCACCATGCGATCGCCATCGAACAAAATTTTCAAGACCATATCGCTCACGTTGTCGCCACGTATGACATGCAATGAGTTTGGGTGCACGTCTATTTCTAACTTTGGATATTTAACTTTAAGTTCTTTCCACAACATATCGATGACAAAGTGCTTCAATTCATTTTGGCATTCTTTTTTGTCACACACGTCGCACATTGATGCCAGGGTGGAGAATCGAACTCCACGAAGCACCAGCCCTGGCAAGTATAAGGGGGGTGAATAACGGTTCGGAGGTCAATCCCTCCGCCGCTTCTCCAGTATTTCCACGCAGCCAGGAGCCATCAGGCTCAATCCGCAACTTTTGAGTTACCTCGCAGTGAGGTTGTCTCCTTTAGCGTTTCTCAGCTGCGTTGGACCATCCCAGAGAGCGTCCCGTCAGAACCTTCAAAAGATGTCCTCAAGCTGATTCAGTACGTATTTCTTCAACACTTGGTCTACTTGATATTTATCGCGATTGTTTATTGATTCATAATATGAGGAGTCAACGCGTAACACCTCTTCGCCATCTGTAATTACCATAATCTTCTGCTTTGGGCCATTAAAGTGCCCCCAAAGCAACGTGAACCCAATCCATAAGTCGCCACGAAATGGCCTCGCCGCATCTTTTTCAGTGACATTTCTTACGTCTATTCCATCTGGCGAGACATCAATGAGGGATCTTGCTTTCAGATTTGCCAGACCTAAAGGGTGGAATAGTTTTCCCAGCTTTTTCGGCGCATTCATTACATATCCATAAACCGTCGACCAATATAAATCCGTTGGCTGGCTTGCCACAAGCGGAGCATGCTTCTTCATCGTGCATTACAGATTTGGTCCTTTAAGGAATCCTTTTCCCATTAAGCCACCAAGCCCAAATTTGCGGCCCTTGCCTCGCTTGCGACCCTGACCTCCGATCACCTTTTTCTTTCCACGCCCTTTCCCAATACCAGGGCCTCTGCCAACTGGGCCAGTCTTATCCATGCCTGGCATGGCTATCTCCTTAAATACTATTCAAAGTAGAATCTTAGATTAGTCTGGCCAAGGATAATTAATTCATTGACACCAACTCCATCTTCATCGTCTGAAGCCAGCCTGTTGGTTGCTAGAATGTCGTCCTTCGGCTCAAAGATTGTGGCAAATTTCACACCGTCTATGCTTTTAATAGTGGCGTATAAATCTGATAGATAAAATTCTTGTCCCATATTAAAATTTGATGAGCTAAAGAATGATGTTATCGCATCATCTACATTATCTTTTACCAACGCGGCATCTGCATTTCTGCTTATAACAATATTGGCATCAACATCTACTCTCTTCAGTTCACCATCAAGCACCCTTACCTCATCTGTTATCACATTCCTTTCCTCTAAATCGTTTTTGAGGCCTTCCTTCAAGCCAACACTCGGCTTGACTGGCTCATCCTCCCCAACAGCTAGGACATATAATTCAACAATGTTTGCATTGAGAGATGTCTTCAGAGCAGCTACCGCTTTAGCCACAGTGCCAAAGACTGGGTGTGAGTAATCGGTTGCCAATTCGGCGTAGTCTGGTCCCGAAACTGCTGCATTTAACGTGGCAGCCTGTCTTGGGGCTCTTTTCTTAGCAGCATCGATGGATTCCTCATCCGTGCCGCCAATAGAAGGATTTAGATTTCTGAATGTAACTTCAACTGAAGCGGATGCCGGAGGATCTGGCTGGAAAGGTCTATTTTCGTTTATTCTGTTCGATCCTATCTTCCCTCTAGAGCCGCCACCAGTTCTATATGTAATAGTTATTTGCTCGCCTGATAATGGCGATTTTCCAGCCACATCGTCGCCGAACCTAACGCGAACTCCTCCTTCTATTGGTACGATTTCATAGACTTCATCATTTGGATCAGATCGTTCAATAACATCGACCCTTGTCCAGCGATTGGTAACTGATCCACTAGATACATCAACAAATATTGGGCTAGCCAACACATAATTATCATTGATTATATCTACAACTTGATTCGGACCTCCTGCCGAGACTGTGATAAATGGTGTCTCAAATTTGCCTTCAATTCCAAAGGCTATCACTCCCCTCTTCCCAGGCGGGATTTGAATGCTGTCGGTCCAATTGTCGGGCGCTTTGTAGATCTCATAAGTAAGTGGTCTGCCATCAGCTCCCGTCAAATTAAACGATAGCCCAGCAGGGATATTAAGCGCGGTTGGCAATGCGACTGACACACTGACTTCAATATCAACTGTTGCTGGGGTAGCTCTTTGTAATGATTCGTCTATCAAATTCAAATGTGCATTTGTTGCTTCAACGGAAAAAGCAGTTGGTAAAAACGATTCATTTACTAAAACATCGCCGCGCTCAGATATAGCTGAGCCCATAAAGCTTAGTACGTCCATGAGCATAACAATGCCATTATTTTCAACAAAGTCATTGAATTGCGTTGGATAATAAGTTTTGATATATTCGACGCAGGCTCTTATGATCGTATCAAATTCGAGAGCAGTAAAATTGATACGTCTAAGATTGGCAGTTGGTAGCTTAACACCAAATTCTTCAGGATCTGTTGGAAGCTTAAAAATAGTTTCTGGCAAATTAGCCATTATTGAGCCCTCAGGAATTGCGTGCCGCCATCAGAAATGCCAACCTCAATTTTAAATTGTTCACTAGGCTTGAGATTCACTTTGCCGTAGATGGTGATCGTTACAAGGTTATCGTCAGGTTGTTGTTTTATCCATATATCGACCACAGTAACTCTTGGTTCGTATTTAGCGATGCTATTCTTGATATCTGTTTTGGCTCGTGAGATATCGCTGCTTATGAGATTTTCAAATTGCATTGTTGGTATGGGACTTCCTATCTCCGGTTTCATTATCCTTTCGCCTGGATTTGTCAATAATAGTTGAATTAGATCATTCTTGATGAGACGAGCATCTTGCTGAACTGGCAAGACACTGCTTGCAGAAAGAAACGGCGGATTATATCCATACCAAATAGCCATGCTATCTCACCAATTGTGATATGGCGTAAATTTGATCTCTTACTTGAGTTAATTGTTGGTTCAAGCTGTCCTTTTCGTTCATAAGTGTGCTTTGCTCAACGATAGCTGCGTTGCGTTTATCTTCAATTTTCTTAATTATATCATCACTATTACCAAGCACGCTTAATGCAGAAATCGCCTTATTGGCTTCATTAATTGTTTTCTGAGTATCCGTTATCATAGCGTTGGTATCTGCTATTTGATCTAGCAGAGCCGTTAACTGGTTCTCTAATTCTTTCTCTACTGCCGCAGAATTAGTAGATATTATGGCGATCTCAGCTTCAGAAAGCCCCAATCCAGATAAATCAAGAACATTGGTATTATGTTGTATTTCGAGTTTATCTGATACAGCATTAAGATCGCTACTCTCTTGCTCTATATCAGTAAATTCCAAGATCTGCCCTATTTCAAATAGCTTAGTTGATCTTCCTTCTATCGTGTTTCCGCCGGTTGATACTGTATAAACTAAATCTCCCAAATTCTTTCTTCTCTGTTCATCTGTGTAAGATCTAGACGATCGCTTTCGCAGCTTCTCAGCAATAGGATATATGATAAAGTTGCCAGCGGCAATATCCGGCTCTTCGTTTGATATAGTAAATGTCACATTCCCAGCATCTTCTGGGTCCTGTGGTATTTGCTTACTATACAGACCAGTTGGATATCTGATGATCACTCAAACTTCTCCGTATACATTTCTTTTATGCTGTCTCCTGAGTATCGGACGATCTCGTTGTCGTCTGGGTCCACCGACAATAGGTTCCCATCATCAACGGCCACGACCCTATAAATCGACACGTCACCACCATATTTTTGGACGCCAAGCTCAGCGTATTTTTTTATCGCAATGTCAGCTGTAATTGCAAGCGGAAGATAGTCGATCGGATTGTCTGGATCGAACAACGGATTGGAAAGCGACAACTTCTTTAGCCCACTTGCTGAAATATCATCATCGAAGGTTGTCGATGTGCCAAACCACAGTACGCCAGGCGAGGCGCTACTGGAGAATTGGTCTAGCGGATCTACTACAGGTGGCGCTGGAGGCGGCGGCCCAGCCGAAGGATCAGTCACAATGTCTGGTGGACCACCAGATGGATCATGAACATCTGGGTTATCACCATCGCTATTCATTGATGGCGGATTGTTATTTCCAGCACCCTGTCCAGGTCCACAGTGGACGACTTGACGATCGACGGGTCCTTTTTTAGGTTTAGTTGGGTCACAGCCTCTCTCTTTGTCAAAATCTTCTGGTTTTAATATCGTACATTGCATGGGCGATGGAGTCGAAGGAGATGGTGGTGAACCGCACGGTCCGGCGTCTCCATTCGGGTGCAACGGGATTTTGAGTTCGGTATGTGTTCCGCACATCAAATTGCATTTGAAGTCCATAGTTTTCAGATTTGGCCCAACTTTGCAATCGCTACCTCTAATATTGACGACTCCACCAGCGGAAACATCGAAATTTCCGCCAGCTTTCATTTTAATGTCACCCTTTGCTATAACTTCGACATCTTTCTGCGCATAAATCTGAACAGTTTTAAGCTCATTCCTAATGATGATATAATCGGTATCGTCGTTGATGCAAATATATTTCTTCTTTTTCTTGTCTCTCCAGATGCCAAAGTTGTTCTCTTTTGAGAACCACATTCCTCTGTCGTCTGCGTCTCTTATTTCAGTCCAAGTCCCGCCACACGGATCCTTTCCGCCCCCATCTCTCATTTCAACGCCCTGCCCCTTTGGCGTCTTGAGTCTAATATATTTGTTGAGAAAATCGAGCATCAGATGGAAGCAATACTTCTCTACATTGAGCCCCTTATAAGTCTGAAGCGCCCACCCTATTTCTTTGTATGGCCCACTCCATTTCTCAGATATTGTCTTGGGCGGCTTGGTTGTCATACACAGATAATCCCACAGTTGATTTAACTCAAATCCAGCCCCATTCGATGAATGCATCAATATGCGCTGAAGCGCGTCTTTGATATTGGCTTCAATAGCGAAATAACGGCCATCTCTCCTGGCCGCCATCCTCCATCCATTGCCATGGTTTTCTTTGTTTTGTGGATCTACAGGATCTGCCCCAGCATCATCTAGAGCAAGCTCAACTTGCCCAGGGCTACACAACCAAAATCCTCGACAATCTTTTTGCCCATCGCCAAATTGATCTTCGTCATATGGCTTGGTGCCAACATCTGATTTATTTAGTCTCTTGACGAATAGATTCTTCTCTAAATCAGCGCCCTTAGACCACATTCTGAAATATGAACCATCTTTGGTTGCCAGTTTAATCCATACTTGTTCTTTCTCGTTCTTTCCTTCAACTTGCGTTAAATCTACTTGCTTATCATATTCTTCTGGTCTCGATTTTTTCCAACCAACGTCTCGTATCTCAAACTTGTGGCCAAATCTACTTCTGATTTCTATCCTTCGCTGGTCAACCTCCTTTGGATCGCCTTCGGCAAGTTGCTTCTGCCAATATTTCCACCTTTTTATTTCAAAGTCTTCATCCTCTTCAAAGTCGCCCTTAAATTCAGCTTCCCAATCATAGCCCATATCAGCAACAACCATGCAATTGCCATATTTGGATAACATGGCCATTAGCTTGAAATCGGGTTTATTTTTCTCGGGCGGCTTCTTGGATGCTTTAAATTCTCCTTTCGTTACAGGATCTGCGCCCGTTGGGGCCGGTTTCTCTTTATGCTCCTTTGGAAAGAAGCCTACTGCACCCATATAAATCAGATTGCCATAACGGTCTTTAAACCCAGTGCTCATGGGCCTTTCGTCTTTTGGCATATATTCTTCGTCATAGTCGTCTGGTGCTTCTGCTGGTTCTCCTTTCTCATTAAGCGCTATTTGTGTTTTTCCAAATATCTGCTCTAACGCATACATCTTGCGGCGTGTCGGATCTGCTGCGCCGCTCCATATTGGGCCATATGGATGACCTTTTTCAAAATTAATCCACACCCAATCGCCAATACACAAGCTTGCCCAAAAACCAGCTCTTTTCCCACCCATCGCTGGGTCTGGATTTGCCCATTGACATTCCTCTGCCTTTAGGTCATCGTTATGAAGTTCCGGCAACTTAAATCTTACGCGATGAAGCCGAAGTGGATCGTTTGTTTCTACTACCTCAGCGCGATACCAGCCATTAAAACGATCAAATAGATTCTCCGTGCGCTCTTTATAAAAATCATTCCATATTTTGTCTATCTTAGAAACAGCGCCGCTGCTCATAATTCTCTCCAGACCGCAGCGCTAGTCGGTGCCTCTATCACCGTGCTAGCCTTCGGCCACCCGAAAGGATTTTGCACATTATTAAATAGATACAAAATCCATTTGAAAAGAACTGTGCCGTACAGATCGTTCGAGATTAAATCAGGTCTCCCTGCACGATCATTATTGATTTCAATTTTAACTATCTGATCGTCTGTTAGTTTGTCTTTTTGTAGAAAATCAAATTTTTTCATCATCGCTGGCATAATATTACCATTGATCGATATTAATTCTGTATTCTTGAATCGCGACGTTGACTTAAATAAATCTGTCATTAATACCATTCCTTAAGCGGTTTGTCAGGTGCATCTATTGGAACTTTTGGTCGTCCATCAACATCAACGATCCTGGTCACCATAACCATGGCTAAACTGATCGTCACAACCTGTGGATATATATCATTTCCATCAATAATTAATTCCTCGCTGTATGATGAGCTTGCATTTTCAAGCCGCCACTTACTAATGTTTGGGCTATCTGGAACGACTTTGTATAATGCCACTCTTATAAGCGGTGGCAATGCTCTGCGGCTCCTTAACGTTATCACAGATCTATAAAAGTACCCCATAATATTATGCTCTATATCTGATATTTTCTTGATATTCCACTTGCCACCCGTAACTACATATTTTAATTCAACATCTATTTTGGTGCCAGTAGCACCTTTCCAAACGGCTACCGGCTCATAAAAACCTTTTTCCTCGACCTTATATTGAGCGGATTTACTTTTTGATTTTATCCTTGGTGGAAATTGAAGTTCTATTTTCCCGCTACCAGTAGTCCAGCCATCAACGGGCTCTGGATCTTCCATAAAAAGTTGAATTTTGTCAAGTATGTTTTGATCTGCTTGTATTAATCTGAAAGCCATAGCTATCACCACATCGAAACTGTAGGCCCAAGCTCGGATGGAGGGTCTGCCATTTTGGGGAGATAACGCTCCAACACAGATAGTATTGATTTTGCGTCTTTATTATTGGTTAACAACTCAATTATGATTTTTATCGGTTCTATAGATTTCTCAAATGATTCTTTCATCTCCCTCATTTCTTTTTCACCGCGAGTTTCTCTTCCCATTTCCTGATCGATAGCCGTAGCAACTGGTTTGACTGGCGTCGTGTACGCAGCCGCACCCATAACACCAGAACCAGCCATACCAGAAAGAATTGATTCTGCGCTATATGGATCAAAACCAGGCGCTGTCGCCACAGCCATAGCTGTTTTGGCAGCTGGCGATATTTCATCTACTTTAGACACTGAATCAAAGAATCTGTTGACTGCTGGTATCTGTGTCTCTGCTGCAACCCCAACATCAGTCAATGAACCTCGCATTGCGGCGAGCGGTTTCATCGTCTCAACCGCACCCTCAGGTATTCCAAAAAGCCCAGAACCAAAGAGCTTGCCTTTCACCCACGATGCCGCTTTACCAATTATTGGTATTTTTTCAACTACAGATAAAACGCCACCAGCCGCTGCTTTTGCTCCTTCTTTCAAAGCCGTAAAAGGCTTCTGGGCTATATCGGCTACCTTTTTAATCCATCCCCATACTTTCTCGAACAGGCCGACTAAAAATTCAAATGGAGCCTTCAGAGCAGCTATCGCTTTATCAAGCCCAAACAGCCCAGAGCCAAATAGGGCTTTCCAAGCTTTTTTCACCCAATCTATTATGCCGCCTATAGCCCACGCAAATGCTTTATAAAGCCCATATAATATATAACCAGTTGCGATTATACCAGCCATAATAGCGCCAAAAACCATGATAGCAGGGGCCATGGCAACGGCTATAATAGCTCCGATAGCGACTATTAATGCACCAAACCCTATAAGTGTGGCTTTTATAGCCCCTATCGCATCAAGAAATTTGAAAATCTTCCCAATTACTGCTATAATTGGTTTTGAAAAATTGATAACATCTTTCATAAATTCAATAAACGGAGGCATTGCTTCCGCAATTATGGCCAAAAGTGGTATGAGCAACCTCATAAATTCTTGCTTTATCGTACTTATTGACTCTTGATATGATTTATTAAGCTCTTCATCTGCCTTCTGTTTATTAATCTTGTCCGCAAAAGCAGCCGTTACTTCCTCCACTGTTTTGCCTTCATCCTTCATTCGAACTATGAACGAGGCTAATTCAGCGCTTAATTCTGGCATATCGATCATCAACTGTTTCATCATTTGGTCTTGGTCAGTCAGTCCCTCCAAAAATCCATACGCGGTGTCCATACCCATCTGCACGCGCTTATTCATGTCCGTGATACCCGAACCAGTTAGCCCAGACAA